ATTTTGTAATTTATCATCAATCATTTGAAAATATTCTAATTTACTAGTTTCAAAAGAACCAAGAACAATAAATATATTATCATTGTCTTCAATCATCATATTTCTAAAGTGATCAAATACTTTATCTCTAAATAAAAGAGTTTCTGGTACAGTTATTTTTTCTTTCATTAATTTTAATAAATATTCTAACAAATTTTTCTTTTTTTCAATATTTAAAACATCCACCATATGGGAAATAAAAAAATGTGTTTTTAATTCATCCGTTATTGAATCTCCTAAAATATGAATTAATCTTACCGCATTCTTATTAAATTCTTTAATTTTATTTTCATTTAAAGCATTTCCTGCTGCCTTATACCAATCTATTTCTTCTGCACCTTTTGATATTATTGTAGTTATATTTCTGTATTTAAATTTGTGTTTTAATGTTTTAAATATAGATTCCCCATATTCTTCTATCTTTTCGATATTTTCTGGTAAAACAATTCTAATTTTATTATGTTTAAATGTATTTGGTTGTATTCTATCATACATAGATATAAATTTATTATTAAATCCGAGTGGTTGATATATATAGAATTTTCCTACATTTACTAAATTACCCGGTCTCTCTAATATATCAAATAAAATAATACTAGTATCATTTACCAACTTATCCAGAGCAGAATTTATTTGAACTAATGGATAAATAACTGTTTGATTTACATTTTTAATAATATCTATCTTATCATATAAATAACTATTTTTATATAAGTCTTTAATTTTTAAAATAATACTATCAACATTAATATTAATATAATATTCATTATAAGTATATAACGTTGGTTCATACGCCAATGTATCAATATTGCACTCATAATTACAATTATCCATATAATCGCATACAGACGTAAATGGTTTGTCTCCAACAGAAAAATTAATAGTCTGTTCGTTTCCTAATAAAATATCTTTATTATAACCAAGTTTATCATCCGTTAAAACATTTTTATTTAAAGCGCAATCAATAGCATTTTCCTTTAATATTTTTGTTACAATTCCAATTTTTACAGATTTTTTTTCTGCCAATCTATAAACATACATATCGGCAGATTCTACAGTTTCATCATTTAATTGTGTTCCATACAAAAATATTTGTACATTTCTTTTGACAAAGGATAGTAATTTATGACTACAGTTTCTAACACCTCTACCAATAATTTGTTCAATTCTATTCATATTATACCATGGTTCCATAATATGGATTTGTCTTATATTTTTAAGATCTATTCCTTCTGATCCTGCTTCACTAATAATGATTACTTTAATTTTATCACCATTAAAATTATGTTCATCTGTTGCTATTTTAATTTCTTGAATATTATTAGGAGACAAATTAATATCTCCTGTAATCATTGAATAATTACCAATTGATGGTTTTTCAGAAGGTGTAGAAAATAAATTGTCTCTACCAACACGATTAAATCCTGCTTCTTCGAGCGCAAGAGCTATTGGTACACAACCTCCTTCAATATATTGAGAATATATTAAAACAATACCATCACAATTTATTGAATGTTTAATTATTTTATCTATTTTATGACTGTAAGTTCCTATATTCTTTATATCAAATATCCTACCATAATGTTTAAGTATATCTGGTTTATATTCGTATCTAGTTTTGCTTTTTGAATATTTAACAATTCTTGAAATTCCTTTTTTTCCAATTAATGTATCATATTTAATACGTTTTTCATTATCAAAATCTATTGAAGGATAAACAATATTTAATGCTTGTAATGGTGAACCAAGTAAATGATATCCAAGACCACCTTTTGATTTTTGAATAACAGGTAAGTTTTCCTGTATTATATAATTATAAACATCTTGTTGATACTGATTCATTTTGCTAACAAACAAGTCAAGAAATTCAATACCTTGTATAAGTGGAACACCGTTTAATTGTAAGGTTGGTTGTGTATATGTTTCCATTGTATTTTCTGTCAAAAACATTTTCGGATAAATTCTAAAAGGATATGTATACGGATTATCCCCCCTAACATAAGAAATATATCCTCTTGATTTTTGAATTAATTTATTTTTTCCTTTTTCTTCGCTACCCTTTATTATTAAATTACCGTCTTTATCAAATATTTCACTTGGATTTATAATAGAACGATTGTCGTTTTTATTTAAAACATTCAATAACCAAACTATTTCTTGTGGTGTATTGAACATAGGCGTTGCAGAAAGTAATAATAATTTTAAATTATCGGAATGTGAAACAAGTTTTAAAATATTTTGCGTTGTTTTTTTTTCAGGTATATCTTTTATTGTTTTTATGTTATGAATTTCATCAATTATAACTAATCTATTTGAAAATTCACGGTTTATAGCCTTTTTTTGATCCTCCTCTGATAATTCAATACGCTCTTTACCATCACCTTCTCTTGTAATGGTTCTATAAATATAATTTGAAAATTGTTCAGAACCCATAAATAAATAGTTTTTATTAATAATTCGTTTTATTAATTTTTCTATATTTTCCTTATTCAAACCCTTCATATTCATTGGATTAATTTCCTTTAAAAACTTATTACCGGTACAACTTTCTAAATTCCAAATACCATTTATATTAACTAGGTTTCTTTTATCAAATAACTGTAGTTTAAAATTCTCTTGCACATTAGGAGAAGCTACTATTATAATTCTTTTATTAACACCCATTTGTTTTAAATAATTTCTCATTTCCTCTGCAATTGAAATACCAGAACAAGTTTTTCCAGTACCTAAACCATGAAACAATAATAAACCATTATATGGTGTTTGTGATGATAAAAAATTTTTAACAAATTGTTGATGTGGTAACAATTCAAAATGTTTTTTTTCGCCACATAAAATATTGCTTCTTTCTTCAACATCAAATACTCTTGTATCTGTTTTCAAATCATTAAATTCCTTTTTATTAATTAATTTTGCATTAAAATTTGAATCATCTAAATGAGGAAACAATATATTTTCCTCTTCTGATGTTTTAATACTTTTTTCATTCATATATTCGTATTTGCTTATTAATTCATTATTTGGTATTTTATTTAATTGTTCTAATATTTTTATATTACTTTGTTTTGTATAATCTAATTTAATTTTTTTTTGTTTTGGCATTAATATTTACAGAGAAAATTTTAAATTATTTATTATGTAATTAGCATTTTTTAAACAATCTATTTTTGAATAGTGATAATTTCTTATTTTATTTAATGCATTATTATAAGTAAAAAATTTTATTTCTTTTACTTCTTGTTTCTGAAAATTATTTAAGTTTATATTAGGATCATCAAGATATCCTATAAAATATTTGTGTTTATAGTAATTCAAATTAGTACCAATATACATTTCTTCTAATGGATATATGTTTGATATTATATTTAAATTTCTACAATTTATACCTGTTTCTTCACAAAATTCTCTAATAGCACAATCTAATTCTTTTTCTTGATAATTTTTTCTACCTTTAGGAAATTCCCACTCAGGCTCTGTCCAATATTCATTTTTTTCTTTTAATAATTTAAATATAATTTCTTTATTTTTATTAAAAATTTCTTTACTGTTTATATCCATATTTTTACTCCACATATATTTCCATATATCATCAAAATCATAATTTAATAAAATATTAACTTCTTCTTTTGTTAATATTTTTATAATATTTAATAAAGAAAGTTTTATGTCTTTCTTATCATATGTTCCTTTTACAATCTCACAAAATCCAACTGTATTTTTTTTATTTATTAAAATATATTTTATTTCATTATTATCAATCGTAAATGCTATTAATCCATAACTTAGAATTGGAATTTTAATACTGTGTAAAATATTTATTAATTTAGATTTCATTTTTTTTGTTTAGATATATATTTGTGTTTCTATATCAATTATATGATATACAAATACAAAAATTGGGAAAAACATTTCTGGATAACAATATATACATTTATTAAATCCTATCCAAATAATCCAAATAAAATTATAAAAAAAAAATATTATTTATTTTTCACGAATTTATGTGATTTCGTACCAGATGAAAATATAAAAAAGCAAATAATTTATTTAACAAATAAATATTCAATCGTACCATATTTAGATACAAAATTAAATATTTTACGATGGACTAATTTTATTCATAATAAAATTAGTAAAATTAATAATATAAAAACAATGAAATTAAGAGAAAGAGAAAAATACATAAATGATTTATTACATCCACCTATTAAGGAAATAGTTGAAAATAAAATTCCAATAAATAAAAAAAATGTATGTAATGTTATAATAGTTTTATTAATTGTATATATATTCTTAACATTTATATAATATGAAATTTGAATTATATTTATTTTTAATTTGCGCGGGATTAATTTACAACACATATCATGACAATAAATTTTTAAAACTAATACAATCTTGGAAAAAATATTTTAAAATAGTAGGTATTGCATTTGTTGGTATTTCTATTTATTTATATGTTAAAAAAGATCCAAAAAATTCAAGAGATATGTTCAAACACGCAAGTAAACTTATGAGCACTATGCCTGTTGATAAAAGATCTTCTGGATTTGCTGAAATGTTATTAAATACTCAAGTAAACAATACTCAAGTAAACAATACTCAAGCATATTCTCCTGAAAATAATTTTTCAAAGCATCAAAAACAACATAAACGAAGTGTGAGCGAAACAAAAAAAAAATATGTAGCATCATCTCAAAACTGGAGTTGTAAAAATTGTCATGAAAAACTTGAAGCAACATTTGAAGTTGATCATGTTATAGAATTACAAGATGGCGGTACTA